CTATTGATGCAAATGGAGACTTAGATGTAGATGGTCATACAAATTTAGATAATGTAAGTGTTGCTGGTGTCAGCACATTTTCTGGTAATGTAACAATTGACGCAGGAACAAACACAACACTAGATGTAGTAGCAGACAGTGCTGGAGTTGCTATGGTCAGAGCTACTGGTGCTTCTAATGATCAAACTACAGCAGCATTTGAATTAAGACAAAGCTCAACTAGTCTACAAGGTGGTGGTATATCTTACAACGGTGATGGAAGTCCAAGTTTTGTAAGTGGTGAAACTGCTGATCACACAACATTTTATAGACTTTATAGTGGGACAAGATACGAAGTATTCTCCTATCCATATAACTCAAATACTGTTACTTTTAATGGAGACCTTTATGGACAGAGATTTCATGGACCAGTAACTGGAAACTTGACAGGAACCGTAATCAATGCTGCCCAACCCAATATTACATCTCTTGGAACTCTCACTGGTTTATCAGTTAGTGGTACTACATCTCCAGTTAATTTCACTCATACTGGTGGTAATTGCGTAACATTTAATAGAAATAGTAAGCAACTTGCTATTAATGCAAACTATGCTGGTAATGATGCATATGCAAATATAATCATGACCAGTGGTATGGATATAAGATGGACACTCGGTGGTGCTGATAGAATAGTATTTAAGAGTGATGGACATATTGAACCTCATACCGATAGTCAAATAAATTTGGGAGCAAACGCTAAGAGATTTGCAAATGTTTATGCTGATACTTTATATGGTAATGGTGCAAATATAACAAATGTCGATGCAGCAACTTTAGATGGAGTTGATGGTGCAAATTATGTAAGAACAAACCAGAACACAACTATCTCATCTGATTTATACATAGGTGGTGGTGCTGGTGGAATTACTGTTAATGGTGGTAGTGACATTCGATTTACTAACGGAGATTGGACAGGTAACGTAAATGGAACTGCAAAAATTCAACACCATTCCAATTACTTATATATTGCTGGTGGTACTAACGGAATAATTTTTAGAGAAAACAACGATAATAGATGGATTATTGATGGAAGTGGTCATTTTGATCCAGCAGCAGACAGCACTTACGATATTGGTCAATCTGATAAAAGAGTAAGAAACGGTTATTTTGATACTTTATATGGTGATGGTTCTAATTTAACTGGCGTTACCCAGACAACAATCAATAGTAATGCAGATAATAAAGTTATAACTGGATCTGGAACTGCAAATACTTTAAATGCCGAATCAAACTTAACTTTTGATGGGTCTAAATTAGGAGTGATGGGTTCTCCTGTATGTGCTATTGATGCATCAAGTGCTTCTGATGCACTCCAACTTCCGAACGGTACAACAGGAGAAAGACCTTCTGGAATATCTGCTGCTAATTCTTATGGAATGATGAGATATAATGAGTCACTAGGATTAATTGAAAAATATGATTCTAATGGATGGGGTGTGATAGATAATCCTCCCGTTGTTTCAGGTTTCTCAGGTATAATTAACCAAAATAATTCTACTACAATAACAGTCACTGGTAGTAACTTCAAAAGCGGAGCAGTTGTATCCATAGGAGGAGCTGCTGTTAGTAATAGCTCTCGTACTTTGACAACTTCATATAGTAATTCATCAACTCTTACTGCAAACACAAATGCTTCCAGTGTAAATTATGTTGATAATGCTTCATTTAATATCACAGTAACTAACCCATCTGGATTGTCTAATACTCTAGCTGCTGCTGGAACCATTGACTCTACTTTAACTTGGAGCACAAGTGCTGGTTCACTGGGAACTTGGAATGATGGAAGTAATTCAAATAGCGTGACTGTATCTGCATCAGATCCAGATGGAACTTCTGTAACTTACGCTCTTACCTCTGGATCTTTACCACCAAGCACAAGTTTAAATACGTCAACAGGTGTCATTTCTACGAGTGGCACTGGAAATCTTAGTAGTAATACAACATATTCATTTACAATCACTGCTACATCAAATAGTATTAGTGTTGCAAGGGCATTCTCTATAACAGTTAATCAGACAAAAGATGGAGCCACTGCTGCTCGTGCGACATCACCAGATTACCTAAGAAATACTCTAAGCATAACCACAGATGGTTACTATTGGGTTAAAGTGAGTCCAATGTCCAGTGCAAGACAAATGTATATTAATTTTGGTATGCGTGACAGTAAAGATTGGTGTTTGATGGCTCATTGGAATCAATCAAGTTCAAATAGTGGAAGTCTACAAAATATCAATAATCAGAATCAAAAAGATCATAAAGGTTATGATATTCCTTGGAAAGGATTCCTTTTTGACGATGATGGTACTCACTATTACTCATACTTTAGTTCATATCAATCTTATAATATCAGAGGAGCAGGACAAGGAACTACATCAGGTGGTAATAAAAGTGGATACCAAGTTTTCATAGGAGGATCTGGACAAATGGGTTTTTATAACACTGGTCAGTCACCTTGTAACTGGAGTTCAGATAATGGTATGGTCGGTTCAGGTTATGATGGAACTTGTGGTACTTATCCTACTAGTTTAAGATTTGGTTTTGGTTATGATAGTGATCCATTCATAGATGCATACATAACAGGTCAAATTAAAATATGGATATGGATGGATAACAAAGCACCTTCATAATTTAAAAAAAGTGTTATAATTAAAATATTATTGTTATATTATGGAAAGTCGAAGTTTACAATTGTTCCCTACTTTGGTTAAACAGTTTCGTGAAGTTATAACTGAGAAAGAAAGATTAGAAATAATTGAAATATTAAAAAAACATAATACATCTGATGATGGACTAGTAAAAGGTGGTAAATCATCTTTCAATGTAGAGTATAACATTCTTTCGTTTTTGGGTGATGAATTGCCTCAAAAAATACAGAAGATGTTTGATGAATATGCACAGGAGGCTGGGGTACATCAAGTAAAGATAGTTCAATCTTGGTACAGTATTCAAGATGTAGGTGGTATTTTAAAAGAACATCGTCACTCTAATAGCTTTTTGTCTGCAGCATTTTATATTAATGTGGATTCTTTTAGTAGTCCTCTACATCTAGTAAATCCAAATCCGATGATACCTGCTATTTGGAATGGTAATATAACATATGGAACTCCTTACAATTTTTATGCTCATACTTTCAGACCAGTTAACGGTGATTTAATAATTTTTCCCAGTTGGATTGAACATGGTAGTCAGGGAATGTCTAATCAAACAGTGGATAGAACAGTGATAAGTATCAACGCCCTTCATAAAACTAATTGAATAAATAATAAAAAAATTATTATTTAATAGATGTATTCGATTTGTTCTTACAAATAAATAACTAAAATGACTTTAACTTGGGCTATCACATCACTTGATATTATTAAAACTGATATTGATAACAGACAAATTGTGCGAAATATTGGTTGGAAATTAACTGGAACAGACAGTGGAGTTTCATATACTGCAAATGGAAAGGCAACTAATTTAGCACTACCATCTGGAACTTATACTGAATATGCTTCGTTAACACAAGAAGACGTTATTGGATGGTTGAAATCACATTTAGGATCTTCTGAAGTAACCCTTATTGAAAATAAGGTGACTGAAGAGGTTAATTCCTTGCTCTACTCTGTTGAAGTAGAGGAAAATAAAACATTACCGTGGCAATAAATAACTAAAAAGTAATATGGCTAATAACAGAGAGGTATCGCAGTTAGGTTCGATTATAAAAGTCGGTGATTCGGCTGGTCGAGTTGGTATTGCGAATTCTGTTGGTATTAATACAACTGCCCCTACTGGTTCTTTTGCGTTAGATGTTCATGGTACAACCAACCTTCAAGGAAATACAACCATCACAGGGACGCTAAATATAAATGGTTCTGCACCATCATCATCGGCAGATGTAGTTGCATTGGCAATCGCTTTAGGATAATAATTTAACATGGCAAATACCTTCAAACTTAAAACAAAAGCGAATGTGGGAATTACGACCCAGAATGTTTACGTGGTTCCGAGTGCAACTACGACTGTAGTAATCGGTATTACGTTGGCAAATATTTCTGGTGGGGGATGTTTAGTAGGAGTAGGTATAACAAGACCATCTGCAGATGACGTAAATGTTTTAAAGAATGTTCCGATACCTCAAGGTTCATCTCTCGAATTCATGGCAGGTAATAAAGTAGTTTTAGAAGCAGCAGATACATTAACAGTTAACAGTGATACGAATGGAAGTATAGACGTATCACTTACAATAATGGAGACAACCTAAGATGGCATTAACCCGAATTACCAAGGGTGTCATCAAACCCAATGAGAATTACGATACCCATGATATAAACTCTACAGGTATAATTACCGCAACTGGTGCAAACATCACAGGCAACTTAAGCGTTGGTGGTGTTTTAACATATGAAGATGTAAGTAGTATTGATTCTGTTGGTATCATCACTGCAAATCAAGGTATTCACGTAGGTGCTGGTGTATCTGCTGTTGGTATTATTACAGCAGCATCCTTTCGTGGTGATGGTTCTCAGCTTTCTGGAGTTGGTATTGATACAAGTCAGTTAGATGTAAACAAATTAGATGTAACAGGTATTGCTACTTTTAAAGGTGGTTTGAATTTAATAGCACCTACTGGTGATTATCCATCTATTACTGCAATAGACGGGAATGATAAATTAACTCTAAGATCAAATGGTTTACTTGTTAATAATCAAAATGGATTTAGAGGATTAGAGTATACAGGCTCATCCATTCATTTGTATAGTGGACAAATGGCATCCCATACACTTGTGCTTCAAACAGATGCAAAAGGTGTAAAGGTTGGAACTGGTGTTACACTTGAAACAAATGGACAGGGAACATTTTCTGGAATAGTTACTGCAACATCATTTAGTGGTTCTGGTGCAAATTTAACAAGTGTGAACGCTGATACTGTAGATGGTATTCAGGCAGCTAGTTTTGTAAGATCAGACGCAATTGATGACGTAACAGGTACATTAACTCTTAATAATAACCTCTTAAAGTTTTCTGGCACTTCAAATGATAGAACCTTAATACACTTTATAAAGAGTGGTGAAATCAAATGGAGATTATTACAAAATAGTTATCAAGCTGGTGGTGGTGATAATTTAAATTTTGATAGGGTGAATGGCACTGGAATTTTTATGGTTGATGGGTATAGAGTTTTAACGACCTCTGATATAAATGCACAAGCATCTGGTGCGGTTCATTCAGGTATTTCAACTTTTCAGGACATTGATGTAGATGGTCATACAAACTTAGATAACGCAAGCATCGCTGGTGTTGTAACTGCAACCACGTTTAAATCGAGTAATGTCGATATTGATGGTGGTTCAATTGATAATACTAACATAGGATTTAATCTAAGAGCACATGGTCTCTTCAATAATGTTGAAACAAGCGGATACGTTCGTTCAACAGGTCATATAAAAGTAGCAGATCACATTGAGCACGATGGTGACTCTGACACATTGATAAAGTTTCCTGCTGCTAATTTATTGTTCATATAAACAGGAACGCCATTAATTCTAAAGAAGCCATCAGCAGAAATTAAAGAGTTACCTCTTAAATATTCATTAGTTGTATCCTTCAGTAATGCGATTTTATGGAAATCGGTAGGGTTCAGCACAATTCCAGTAGCAGCAAAATTAGCAATTGCCAATTGATTCATAGCAACATAAAGAACGTCAAGTTCTTGTGCTGACTCAATTGCGTTTGCAAAACCTCCTGCTGCAAAAACAGTACCTCCATTTAATAATCCTAATAAATTAGGTGAACTTCCAGAACCTCCAATTAATTGGTCATCAATAACAGTATTGATTTTACCAGGAAGTCGTTGTGATAAGTACGAAGAAAGACCTGGCGTATCGTCAAGCATCTCTTGTGAAATAACCATAACAGCAGTTGTTTTTTGTACAACTGCATCTTCAGCAGTTAATTGAAATTCTGAATCAGTTGGTGCTGAACCTTCAGCAGTATTAGCTGCATTATCAGTATAAGCAGATTCTTTTACAAATCTAATTACATTAGAATCAGTATTACCAACTGGAATAATCCCCATCATATTAGTAATGTTAGAAGGGTCTCTTTTGATACCATCAACCCTCATAACTCCTGTTGCATCTCTTGCAGAGTTTGCACCAGAAAAATCAGATGATATAAGAACATCAGCTTTTATTTCTAAAGAAGCATTTCCTCTTGAACCATCTTTCATAGCTTTTAATGATTCACTTTTATTAAGTGCATCAGCAAAAACTTCACCTTTAGTTTTATAGACTGGCTGTGAAGTTGGCTTTTTATTTTCAACCTCAATAGCATCCAATCTATCAACTATGTTACTGTGTTTGTCTAGTAAATCCTTGATTTCATTAGACTTAAAATTATCAACTTCGTGCTTCAAATTGTCTTTAACTTGTTGAGCAGACTCCTCAAGTTTAGAATCAATCTTTTCACATAAAGCATCTAATTCTTGTTTTGTTTTGTTTTCTTCCATTATTAAAAAAAATTTAAAACTTGTTTAACATATATTTATAAATTGAATCAGTCTTTGTTTTTTCTTTGTTAGATTTAGAGTGTGTTTTACCACGAGTCTTATCTTCAGATTGGTGTGTCTTACCACGAGCAATCAAAGATTTTAACAATTCCAATTCATATTCAACAGCAAAACCTAGTTCATCAGTAACGCCTTCAGCGTTCTTAATAAACTTAATTAAACTGTTAAATCTCTTTGTGATGAACTCACTATCTTTTTTATTTGCTTTAACTTCTAGGATTTTAGCTTGGTCATTTGCAGCTAATGTTACAGCACTTATTTCATAAAGTTTTACTTCTTTAATTACTCTTACACCATCATCATTATAATCTTTTTTGATTGGCATTATACCAACGCTGTTCTCGTCAATTACACCGTAACGCATTAATTCTAAAACTTCTTTTCCGAAAGTAGTTTTAGGAATTTCTGCAACAAATTTTAAACCTTTTTCATCTTCATATAATTCTTTCATCTTACCAATAGGTTTATCAATCTGATGATTGTAAATATACTTTACTCTTTTACCATTATTTTTGATTGTTCTTTTATATGCGCCTTTTTCTATAATATCATTATCAGAATCTAAATTTCCAAATATACTACCATATCCAGAAACTACTCCTAAATTTTCATCTATATCTTTAAGTTCACCTTGTTTAAAAATTATTCCATTCATAACATTTTATTTTTTTTCAAAATTAATATAAATTTTTGATTAATGTTTTTTAGCCTATATCTACAAATGGTATTGACACACATTTACAATTTACAACTTCTTTTGCTTGTGCGCCTAAGCCAGTATCACCTGGAAACATTAGTAATGAACCACCTACTTGATAAGCATCTTTAACTGGTATTGGTTTCCGTTGATATTGACCAGAAGCAACTGCGTGTGTATCTCTAATATTACGACCACCTGCAATCCATTCTTTAACTAAATTATCTTCACCAAATAAATCACTAGCTGCATCAGATATAGCAAAATTTGCAGCACCTGTAGTTTCTGTTTGTACTATTCTACGTGCCATCCACCTAGATTTAAACTTTAATTCTTTCATTAAAATAGTTGTTCTTTGTTCTAAACCTAAACTCATAAAATCTTCATCCTCAATAAATTTTGTAATTACTTTTCTTAATGTTTCAATAGCTACACCATTTACAGCAGAAACTTCTTTGACAAGAGCAAGATAACCTTCCCTATTATCTGCATATCTATCCATACCTTCTATAATAGTTGATTCAAGATTTGTTTGTTCACTAGGTGATAAGTTAGTCATTACTTCAGCCCTATCAAGTAATCTATCACCCTCATATTCTGTTATTTGTTTTTCTACAAACATTTTAAATTTATCTCTATACCATAAATTAAACCGTAATCCTGTTTGTCTGTACATCTGTTTGTACATTTCTTTTACTTCATTTTCTGTAAATAGTGTATTGTAGTTTGGGTTATTTGGACTTGGGTTTTCTTTAAACATCTCTAATGCTTTTTCATAACCCTTAATATAAAACTGATAAGCAATAGGATAATTTTTTTTCATTGCTATTCTTATTTGTTTTTCAAATTGTTTACCAATTTTTCTTTTTTGTTGTTTGTTTAAAACAGTTTTATTTGTTGATATAGAAACACAAACAGCATATCGTTGCCTTCTATCTGGATATTCAGACAGCATTGTGTCATCTATAATACATCTTTGAATAAATTGATTATTGCTTTCTGTTGGTTTTGGATTTGGTAATGGCATTATTCATCGTTTTTTTCTAAGATTTTTTTACACCATTTATACATTGCATCATCTTCTATTTTAGAAACTTTATTATCACCACCCCATAATGAAAAAGATATATCACCACAAATTGGTTTATCTTTTTCATCTACATAATCACCACTTACATATTCAAATGCCCTTGATAAATATGCAAATGTTTTCTTTACTATCTCTAATGATAACCCCCTACCTTCAATTAAATCTGTTGCCCTATTTTTACCAACTAAAGTTGCACAAGGATTACCAAATGATTCATTTATTTCTTTCGCTTTCTTTGCTTTTGCTATTGCAGACTTAGGATAATTGCTATAAAGTTCTTCTTTATTTTCATTTGCAAGTGCATCTTCAAGTTCTTCCATTGAACCACAAGGCATAAATACTTCACCATCTTCAGTTTGATGTGAATGAGTTGTAGAGCATCCTATTTGTTCTGCTCTATCCATAGCCTCATTTTCACTTGCGTAAACTTCATCAGATAAATCTTTTTCATTTCTACTACTCATTGGGTGTCCTTCTGGTAGCAAATCTGTATCGTGCCTT